CGCGTAGGCGCACACATCACAAACCCCGACTGGTTAGAGATCAAGATGTGGCGGAGATGGTTAGGGTTAGGGTCCCACGCAGCCGCCTTGGCGCACACAGCCTTTTTAGAGGGATTCTAACCGACAATCTAAATCGGTCGAACTGGGTCGAACTAGCTTTCACACCTCAAAATGGGACCCCCCAGTTCGACCCAGTTCGACCCAGTTCGACCGCGCGGGATTCTACCAACTGATCTACGGCGGAAAAATTTTTTTTTCAAAAAGAAAAAATCAGTCGACATTCCACACCGTGAATCTGTCCGCCGACATCAATTTGTTGCCCAGCTCCGGCTCAAAATTAGCCAGCACGACGACGTGCGGCCACGGCATCACCACCATGTCCGATTCGTACTTTGTCGATGCGAACACTCCGTTTTTTATTTCTTCAATTCCGCTGTATGACAAGTACTCCTCCATCGAACGAGGAACGTCAAATATTACGATTGGCGGGTAATCCGCGTTTTTTTCGATGTACTTCATAATAAAGTACTTCATATCCGCTGCTTTTCCTGCACACATGATCGCTCCTCTTTCCTGTACCATGTGGCGTACAAATGAGGACTTGCCTCTCTTCCCTTCTCTCGACCATATCCAAAATATTTCTCTATTATCGGGTTCATTTTCCAACTTTGCATCTGCCATCATCTGCCACCCGTACAATTCTATTTTTGGCAGTGCTCGCTTTTGTTTCTTATTGGTCACGTACTCCCCATTCTTTGTCTCCGACTTAGAACAATACTCCACACTCTCTTCCACGCTCCCGCGCATCTTTTCCCAGTGTATCTGCGGTGGAAGTTTAAGCGACATCGGTCGAATCTTTTTTTCTGATTCTATCCATCCTTGTATATGAGGTGTCTCATTTTCCCCAACCTCGGGCTGGAAGCCGTAGACTCCAATTTCCTGGAACTTTGGAACTAAAATTTTTTCGTATTCAGAATCATAATTATTCCAAGTGAATACCCACTTTTTTGCTGGAGAAATCTGAATTTTCCTTGACTTTTGGGGGGGTTTAGTATTACCCCCCCCTGGATCTACTGGATCTACTTCGTTGTCCATTTTGATATAGTGGTCGAAAAAAAAAACTAATCTGACATTTATTTATTTTCAAAAAAAAAACTTTTTGCATGGTCGGGATTCCGGGTCGTGGCGGACGTTCGACCAGTAAAAAAAATATTTTCCCATGTCAACCATGCCGTATGTCCGAAGACCATCTCGTCGAACTTATCGCCGCGCTCCTTCTACTCGTTTTCGGGGGAAGTCGCGCCGCACTGTACGGGCGCCGTATCGTCGCCGCAAGGCGACCACCGCCTCCATCGCTAGACGAGCCCTCTCTCTAGCTAAAGTTAATGAAAAGGTTGCCCGTGGGTCATACCAGACTAACTTGCACACCAATCGCGCCGTCGACGGCGTGAAGATTACTGCAGCAACTCCGTTCTGCTTCCACGTCCCCACTCCTCGTCAGAATGAGAACATGTGGCAATTTCAACAGGTAGGCGGTGGCCCTGGCTACGCCGCTACTGTCGTTGATTCTTTCGTGAAACCAACGCTCGCCATGCTCACTGGCGGTGCTGGCACCGCTGCCCACGATATGTGGACGGACTCGAATGACGACGTATTCAACGGTAAATACATGCTACAGAGCATTAATTACACCTTTACTGTGAAGGCACTTCAGACTCAGCCCCAAGCTGTCCGCTTCCGTATTGATTTTGTCAAACCCAAGCTTCAGCGTCTCTTCCGTGCCGTCGTCGGTACCGCGGCTCTCAACGGCGCGAACTACCGCCTCCCAGACTGCCTTGGTGCCTTCAACGGCCTCTTGTACGGTGCAAACCGTGTCAATCCAATGTACTGGACCTTTGTTCGCAAGCCTGTGTTCTTCACCGTCCGGCCTAGTGAGCTCTGGAACGCAAACGGTTCCCTGGAGCCTCAGGAACGCGTGTTCCAGAAGCATGTCAAGATTACTCTGAACAAGGTTTACAACCCTAGAGATGTCGGTACCACCGCAGCTGACGAAGGCCAAGCTTATCTTTCTATCCCAGACAATCAGCACATGTGGTGCATAGTCTCCACTGATGCAGCCCAAGCGATCGCCACTGACCAGCTCCCCAAGCTCTTTATGACGAGACAGTTCTCGTGGCGCGATCGTGCTGGCCATGCCGCGTAGGCGCACACATCACAAACCCCGACTGGTTAGAGATCAAGATGTGGCGGAGATGGTTAGGGTTAGGGTCCCACGCAGCCGCCTTGGCGCACACAGCCTTTTT